TATTACGTTTGTAACTCCCGCTTCGTGCATTGCAAGCACGTCCATTTCACCTTCAACTATGACACAAGCATCATAACCAACAATACTATTGATATTGTAAAATACTTTTTCAGCACCTTTGTACAGTTTAAAGTTTTTACGACCATCACGGTATTTAATGTTTATGAGTTGATCACCCATATAATAGTTAAACTGTATGGTATTCTCAGACTTACCTGTCTGTGGCATAAACTCCTGGCCTTCACCTACACGTAGGTCAGCCAGGGTTTGTTTAGTTATGCCGCGTTGTTCAAACCACTCTTCAACTTTAGTACTAGTAGGTTTAAACTCAACTTGTGGTCGAGCATAAATCTTTTCACTAGCACCTTTACGTTGATACGTATGTAGTTGAAAACTAGTATGACAATTGTGACAGGTACCAAGACCACGTTCCCAATCATAAGAAGCACATTTAGCTTTCTTATTTTCAGGCTTCCTAGCGTGAGAACACAAAGGGCAAATACCTTGTGTTTTTCCAACTTCTAGGCCATGCTGATTAAACTCGTCAATCGCAAATCCATTGATCTCTCTGTCTTGTACGTTCATACTAGAATGGTAAGTCTTCTTCTACTTGTTGAGGTGCTGGTGCAGCAGGTCGATCTTCTCTTGGAGCAGTATCAACATTTGTACCGTTAGTCCATACAACTTTTACATTGCCAAGATATGTTTTAGGAGTCTTAGCATCTCTCTCCTCTTTCGTTTGCTCTACAACTACAGGGCCTTGATTACCAAACTGATCCGGCTCATCATTTAGTGTAATTGTAATAGGTAAGTATTTACCTTTTTTACCTACGTAGATTTTATCTTTAGGTATATCATTAAGGTTAATACTTGTTTTAATAATACTTGCCATTTAGTAATTATTTAATTGGTGAAACATACGCTGCATCTGCTCTTTAGTAGCACCACTTGATCTACGCAGATTATCTACAGCTTTGACGTGGCTTTGGTTTTTGTAAAAATTAGTTTCTTTAGTTTCAATTCCTGAAACATCACAAATTCTTTTTTTAGCTCTTGGCATAATTTAAAGGGTTTTAGTTAATAAATGTTGCTTATGATCAAAATTATCTGTCTGATAAAACAGCTCGTACGCATCACAAGCTTTACGTACTTTATCTTCACCGCGACTATAAAAGTCAGGCGAACAATCGAATAAACCTATTTGATGCGTTTCTTTGTCGATTACAATGAATAGCATTTCGTATCCAAACAGGGTTGAGTATATGAAGGCTTGACTGTCATAATTAAACTTGCTGGCTGACCATTGGAACCTATCAATATCGGCAGTTGTCTTCAAGTCAATAACAAGTTTTTCTTCGTGATTTATTATATCAGCTTTACCTTTCCACATTTGACCATGGATTTTGCCAACGCGTGGCTCTTCATATTCTACTTCATTTAATACTGGTCTAATTAAATCTCTACAAACATCATTGTCCATAATAACTTGAGTCATAAGTACAGTTTTATCAACTTCATGTTGAAGTAAACATAGCTCGCCGTCGCTAGCTTCTTTATATGCTTTAGTATTACGAGTTGTAGATTCAATAACTTTAAACCGTTTGAGTTTATCAGGCTCAAGTATTGCGGTATGAAAGTAACCGCCAACTAAAAACGCTGGACTACTAGGTTTTGGTTTGTGCAAGTCTTTAGGATTTTTAAGTAATACACTTATATCCGAGTTGCTTAGAAACTGTTTACCAAAGTCACCGTAGTAGTGTTCATCGTTTCTTAGTTTAGTGTAAATTTCTTTTGTCATTACGCTAGTTGTTTAATTTGCGCTGATGTTAATTCATATTTCTTTTTAATAGCATCTACTGATCCACCACCTTTCACAAACTCAATAGCTTTGGTCATTTGCTCTTTTGTTATTTTAGTTTTCTTTTTAGCTGTAACTTGTTGAGCTTTGCCGTGTTGATTGGTAGCGTCAGCGTCTTCAGTGTCATCAATTAAGAACAAATTGCCTAATGCATATTTTTTAGCATAAGTTGAAGCTGCGCCAAACTGTTGAGCAGTCTGCATACCTTTTTGCTGTAAATCTACGCCAACTACTGCTGTAGCGTGTATAGCATCTTTGCCATCGCTAATCGTAGCAGTTGTTTGTATCATAGGCATAGGCTCTGCAGCTATTAACTCTTCTGATACTGTTACATAAATGTTGTGTTGTAATAAAAATGGCTTTACGCCTTCGAGAATGTCTTCAGCTTTACGGAAGTAGTACTTACCGAAGCTATTGTATGAAGACTTTTTAGCTTTTAACTTAGTCTGTACATCAGCTAATTTTTTAGTTAGTTCTGTCATTTGGTATATGGTTTATGTTATATATATAATTACACGAGAATATTGTTATTTAAACAAGTAACTTAAAGATAATCAATCACTTGCGAGTGACTTATAACTTGTTTTAATTTATCAAGAGCTTGTTTTTTTAACTGAGAAACACGCACATAAGAACTAGTGCCTTGCATATTTAAATAATTAGCTATTTCTTTTGCAGACATTTTATCACAGTCAATTCCGTAGCTTAATTTAATTACATAATATTCTTTATCTGTTAAGTTATTTTTCATAACATTTATAATTTTTTTACTTAAGTTTTCTTTTTTCATCGGATCGTCAGAAGTGTCTGGTATTTGCATTAACATATTTTCTTCTTCGCTAACTTTAGCATCAATACTTTGAAATATAGAATTAAAAAATAATTCAGAATTTTTTGTATTACTAAAGTCATTACGTATTTCGTTTAGCTTATGCTCAGGTATACGCATGCCACTGCGGTTAGCGTCAGTTGCTCTACGAATAGCACCACGTATGCGTTTAGAAAAGTAAGATTTAATAGTACGCTCAGGATCTTTTGATGTTAGTATTTGTTTCCATTGTATTTTATCTACAGCTTTAATTAAGCCAATACTGCCAAACTGTATACGATCAGATAAAGATACAACACCGTTAGCAGCGTCGCTGTCTTTAAACTTACGCGCAATGTTTTCTACAAGAGGTAAAAACTTAACTATGAGTTCGTCTCTAGTGTAGTCTTGCCAAGCCCACCATTGTTTTGGCTGTGATGCTTTAACGTCTTGCTTATATCTTGTAAAGTTATTTTGATTATATTTTTTCATAATTGTTGATTCAATAATTCTTTTTCACGCTTTAAGTCTTCGCACATGTGTCTGTGTATAGTTCGTGATGAACAGTCTAATAGGCCAGCGATACGTCCTATTGTAATCTTTTTACCCCAATCATTTAAGTCTATCATACAATGATATATGTCGTCAGTACATATTTTATTTGTAACACCTATTAACGAGCCTACAATAGATAACTTTTCTTCTTTAGTTAATCCACTGAAAGGTTTAAATATTACTTTACGTAATTTATTTTTAGGTGGTCTATCAAGATCAGACATGCTAACTTCATATATTATTTTGTTTAAAGCATCTTGCTTTATATTAAATGTAACAAAGCCATTTGGCTTATGAGATATATATTCTGCTAGATCTGTAAACTTATCAGGATTCAATGTTGGATTTAAATACCACAATGTAAGTAAATGCCATTTAAGAGATTTATAAGTATTTATCTTTGCAGAAGATCTAAACAACTCGTAACACTGATGTGTACCATTTTCATAGAACATATATTGTTTATTATCTATGTCTGGTTTGTCAGTTGTAGGTAATCTTCTATATATGATACGGTTATTATTTAGGTATTTAAGGTTTCTTTCGTGTGACATTAGCTTGTTATTAAATATCTTTAGGGGCTGTTGTCACAGTCCCCTGTAGCTTTATAATTTTTCTACTATTTTATTAACTCTGTCTAAATGTTTTTTAACTGCTGCACATTTTTCATACTCTTC